CTCCCACAACAACACATATCGCCACTCCTATCAATATCCAGTAGACCAGCTTCGTAGTTGCCACATGAACCACCCAAAGATTAAAGATATGAATGCCACGGCAATTACCCCACTTGTTATTTCAATGACCCGAATCTCGTCTTGCTCTTGCTTCCATCTTGCCAACCTTGCCCTGCGAATCATCTCAGACCTAGCCCACTCTTGCTCACGTTCAATCTGTGCGTACATCTTTAGAAACCGCGTATAAATTGCCTTCAACTCTGCGGGCGCATACACAGTCATCTGCTCCCTAATTTGTTCTCCCAATTTTTCTAACTGCAACTCAACTAGCGCACGCTCTATGGCTTTCTTGCTAGTGTTCTGGGCTGGGTCGTAGTTAGTCTTTGATGTCTCTTCTAGTTCAAGGTAGTAGGTTTGCAGTTGTTGTTGGATGTCAAAGAACTCGCCCAACTGTTTGCCAACATCGCTGATGAGTTTGAGTTCAAGTTCTTCGTAGGATTGTTGCTTGGCTGCGGCTTTCTTTTGCGCCACAGGCTTGGGCGTTTCTGACTTGGCTGGTTTACTAGCAAATAGACCAATGAACCAATCAAAAATTCCTTTGATTGCCTTGACATCTCCGATGACCTGTTCTGCCGTCTTCTTTGCGCCCTCAAGTTCCATGCGGCCTTCATGCAGGAGAGCGCACCCTTGCTTGATGAAGCCAACGGCAGTTTGAGCCGCCAAGAGGAGAGTGAACGGGTCCACATGTTAAGCAGTGCGATTCCACATATACACAGCGATATATGGCGAAATTGTTGTTGCGGCTGTACCAGAACCTGTATTGGCTGTTGTGGTCGATGCAGTTATGCCTGTAGAAGAACTGTTTGTACCGCTTACAGTTATGTAGTTAACGCCAGTATTAGCACCTTGCCAACCAGAAGCGCCTGTGCTTCCCAAACCCGTCATGGTAGAACCAGCGCTAAATGCTAAGGTGTGCGTATGCCCGGGATCTGTAATTGTTGTTGTTGCAGTATGGTTGTGGCTTGGTAAATTAGCTGTAATCAGTGTTGTAGTTGCTGAACCCCCGGTTGTTCCTGCTACATACGTTGAACCATCTGCACTAATTGGCATACGCCCAGTACCATATGCCACCCACGTACCGAACCCAAACAATGTTCCCGGATTAGTAGCAACCGTGCTCATATAGATAGAACCAATAGGATATGCCGCTTGAAGTCCTGTCGTTACAAAAGCAGTGGTAGCAATCTGTGTTGTGTTTGTTCCCGGTGATGCAGTCGGCGCAACGGGTACTCCTGTCAGCGTAGGGCTTGGAAACGTAGCACCCGCCATGTAATTAGTAGCCGTTACGATGTCTGTGCCAGCGCTGTTCATTACCAAAACTATCTTGGCTGCGGCTGGGACTGATACGCCTGTTTGACCGCTTACTTTGACTGTTATTGCAAACCCGCCTGTGGTGGCGTTGGATATGAAATACAGTTTTTTATTGGTTGGAACAATTAAGTTACGCGCCGCTGTTAGAGCGCCAGTGCACTCAATAAACATATTACGTGCAACGCCAGTCGCACCGTTGGGGATGGTGATGGTCTGGTCTGCATCAGCCATAGCCTGCGTTACCACCCCTGATATGGCTTGCTCAATCAGCGTGCCAAGGTTGGTGTTAGTCGTTGACCCCCAGTTACCAGCTTGTTCGCCAGCACCCATGAGTTCAATGGCTAGGTTGGTTGAATAGGTACTTGACATAACGGCCCTTTATTAAGTATTCAAAGTTTGAGAAGTGTCTAGCACCCAAGTTCTAGTTGTCTCTTCCCAGTTGTAATAAGCATCTGTTGGAATTGGCGTAGGCGGGTTCCACCATTTCAAATCTTCAGACAAAGTCCATGATGGATAAGGTTGTTTGGATAAAAAAGCATTTCTTTCTGGGTCATACTTTCCACCTACATCAGCGTAGTTTACTCTTTGTGAACCGTCTAACCATGTTTGTTTCCATATACCACCACCAAAAAAAGACAGACACCAAGCTATACCGTCTTCTTCAGTAGTGCAATGAGCGTCATCAATTACAACAACGCGTAACACAAAGTTTTCAGAATCTAATTCAGCGTATAAAGCCATGATTACCTCGTAAAAGTAACAATAACAATACCTTGGAAGCCGCTTCCTCCAGAATGGCTATTAGGATCCCCAGAACCCGCATGTCCTGCCCCGCCACCACCACCGCCGTAAGAGTTCGCATTACCACCATCACCAAATGTGCCATTACCCCCGCCTCCAGAGCCTCCAGATCCAGCTCCAGCATTTTCTCCACCACCGCCACCACCGCCACCGTAAGTAGTACCGTTAGTCCATGTATACCCATTACCGCCAGCGCTACCATTACCACTAACATTAGAGCCAGCATTGGCTGCGCCACCACCACCTGCACTAGACCCGTTTTGGTCTGCGCCATTACCGCCGGAATTACCCCGCGAAGTCCAACCACTATAACTAGGTTGGTTTGACGAACCACCAGTTGTGTTTTGGAAGTTACCACCACCGCCACCAGAGCCACCAGCACCGGCCTGACCGTTTTGATAACTACCACCATAACCGCCACCGTTAGCAGTAAAAGAAGCGGTAAACCTAGAAGGGCTGCCCGTACTGCCAAACGACGCACCATTACCACCGCCGCCTACAGTTATTGCATACCCAGTACCGTTGGATACTGAAAAAGATGTATTGTTAATAATGCCGCCTGCGCCGCCACCGCCACCAGAACGTTGAAAGTTACCACCACCAAAAACCGGGCTACCACCGCCTCCACCACCTACAACAAGAATACTCACTGTTCCGCTAAAAGCTGGTGTAAATGTTCCGCTTGAAGTAAATGTGTTAGTTTGATTAGCTCCACCAAACGAAACCGTGCCGCCAGTAGCAGTGTTTGCTGCTCGTGTACCGTAAAAATTACTAAACGAAATTTGTCCCGAAGTAGGTATTGCTGCGTTAGCTGTAATATCGGGAACATTAGCGCCACCACGATAATATTCATTTATACCGATGGGGTTAGAGCCACCGAATTCAGTTTGAATAGCGCTTAATGTGATAGCGCCAGAGGATGGTAATGCCATATTTACTACTCCTATAGTTTATTGGCTATTACTTTCAGCTTGGCTTCAAGCTCAATAATACGGTCTTCTAAAGCCTTAACAGATTCAAGTAACAAAGGCACCAAACGCTCGTAGCGAACAGTCAGATATTTGTCGTCGATGGGGGCTGGAGCCACGGCTTCGGGCTGTACGGCTTGCACAGACTGAGCACTAACACCAACTTCAATCACACTTGCGTCATAGCCTAACTCAACCGCAGTCTCGTTAGCATGGTAGACCAAAGTTTCAATCTGACGGACTTTACCTAATGGATCAACAATACTGCCAATTTTTGTTTTTAAGCGGATATCAGAGTAGTACGCAGTGACGTTATTAGTCGCGCGAATCTCACCGGCAGTAGCCGAACCAGCCGTACCAACACCAAGCGAGTTGAACTGGACGTTAGATGATGTGGCAACAGCCTGACCAATAGAAACTGTAACCGCGCCCGTTGCACCAGACACGGTAACACCTGTACCAGCTACGTTGGATGTAACACCTGAGTTGGTAATAGTCACTGCGCCAGTTGCGCCTGAGACAGAAATACCCGTACCCGCCACGTTGGAAGTGACGCCTGTGTTGTTAACAGTTAGCGTACCGGCGCCTGTTGTAGTACTAATACCAGTACCAGAACCTAAAGTGGCTACGGTGTAATTTGTTCCGTTACCAACTAATAGTTGCCCGTTGGTGGGCGTTGTAGTTACGCCCGTACCACCTTGAGCCACAGTTACTGCGGCGTTACTAGTTAAGATGGTTGCTGTAGCATCTGGTAATGTGAATGTTTTTTCTGCGGTAGTTGGTCCAGAAAACTTAGTAAATCCATTACCTGTACCACCGTAGGTAGACGCAATGACCTGAGTTAAGGCGGCAGAACCATCAAAGTTATTACCATAAATTGCGCGTGCTGTAGTCAATGTTGCTACAGTGCCATTTACATTTCCAGTACCGCCGCTACCAACGGGTAAAACAGAACTATTTGATGCGGTTAATGTTGTACCGTTAGCATATACAGAACGGCTAGCTGGGTAAGTAACAAATACGTTTTTAGTACCTGCGCTAAAGTTAACTGCTAAATTAGAATTACTAGAAGTAAGTATTGTGTCTCTAGATAAAGTTGTACCAGAAGTAGTATATGTACCAATCCCAACTTCAAACTCAGAGGTGGTCTGCCCTGCAATTGTGTAGTACGTAGTGTTAGCATTACCTACGGCTGCAAAAGATTGAAAGCCTGATACTGCACCGGCAAGCGTGATTGTGCCGGTACCTGTTGTAGTGGTAGTTTCTTGAACGCGATCTGCTAGTACAAGTGCCATGATTTCTTCCTTTTAAGGCGTCTGGATTGTAGTCCAGCTTGGTGTTTGTGTGGTAATAATTGGTGTCCAGTACGCGGGGTAAACATTTCCGACAGACCCTGTGGCAGACACGCCAGTCAAAGCGAGTGTTCTGTTAATTGCTATTGTTCCAACAGAACCTGTAGTGGATACGCCTGTTATTGAGAACGATCTTGTAAACGCAACTGTACCTACAGAACCTGTAGAAGAAACTCCAGTTATGGCAATGCTTCTATTACCTAATGATACAGAGCCAACAAAACCTGTTGCGCTTACATTAGTTAACTCTAAAGAAAAATTTACCCCAACTGTACCGACAGAACCTGTTGCTGATACACCGGTTATTGGTTGGAGTCTTGTAAATACTACTGTGCCTACAGAGCCTGTAGCACTAACTCCTGTCAAGTCAGCGTTTTGGCTAACTACAGCCCCCATACTGCCAACCGCACCAGTAGAAAAGACTCCTGATATTGCAACAGTTTCATTAGGCGGATCAGTGCCTACAGAGCCAGTTGCGGATACGCCTGTAATACCCCTAGAGGTACCTAAAGTTACAGTTCCAACTGCGCCAGTTGCCGTATTACCTGTTATTCCAAAAGCATAAGCCGCCCCTGCAGTTCCAACTGCTCCTGTGGCGTTTACTCCTGTAGTTGCTACAGACGCGCTTTTAGTTACGGTTCCAACTGCCCCGGTCGCGGCATTACCCGTCAGTCCAGCACTAACGATTAAAGGGACGGCGCTAAATGGATTAGCAGATAGCGGGGCAAAACCAAACATTAGCTACCTCCGTAGCTAAGGCTTAAGCCAAACGAAGCAACGCGTTGGTTGAGTCGTTAGTTGGCATTGTCAGAGTAAATGTACCTGCAGTAATTGTTTGTGAACCGAACGTGTGAACGCTAACAGACTTGTTTGACTGTGTAGAGTTGTAGATCAATACAGCGTTGAAAGCTGTAGCAAGAGTCACGTTGGTGTAAACGATTGAAGCGGATGGTGTAATAAACGCAGTAGTCGATGTAGACGTTGGCGCAGTACCAAACGTAACGGTTACACCGCCAGCGGTGTAGTTAGTACCTGTAACTTCGTCGGTTGATGAATACGCGGTGGTAGTCGAGTCAACGGTCGCAGAAGCTAAATATAGCGCTGCTTTGAATGTATCCGCTGTAGCCGCAGTATGGGCGGGGATGCCTGTGGCGTTGAACGCGTGAACAGCGTTGAACAGGTCAACCTTGAACGATGTGCACATTGCTTGGGTATTAGCCATGATATTTCCTTTAAGCTAAAGATGCCGCCACTGGCGTGCCGATTACAGAGCGTTTTAATGCCATGTTAACTGAACGATGAACAAGTTCATCATCCAACCAATACTCTACCCATGTGGTAGTTTCATTTTCGTTGTCAAGGGAGCCTTCTCTTTTTTCAAGAAGAGAGACGTCCATCTCACCATGAATTGTGTTTATAAGCGCCATTACGTAATCCTTATGATTGCTGAAGTGTTGGTAACTGCGGGGAATTGTACGGTAAATGTTGCAGTAGAAGTCTTATCCGCGCCAAAATCTAATACACAAACTGCTGGGTTTCCACCACCGATTAGATAGATTAAAGCGCCTCTTGCCGTTATTGCACCCGTCCATGATGTGTTGTTAAACGAAATAAACGCTGTGTCTCCATTACCGACCGTTGGGACTTGGGCTATGGTCAATAAATTACCGCCTGCTACATAGTTGCCACCAGACGCTTCGCCCGTAGCAGTGTATGCAGTTGTATCTTCATTGAGGGTGGCTGAGTTGGTATACAACGCCAAATAAAAACTACCAGACGTAAAGTTAAACGTGCCATTCATCAAGCCCGTCTTAAACGTATTGCAGGTGAAATTGCCAGTAAACGCCATCAAGTCACCGCCTGTCTATATTGACCAGAACGGTAGGCATCCTGACGCTCCAGACCATCACCAAGGCGTTTAGCCAGCGCCAATGCTTCCTTGTACTTAGTGTCATAAAGCACGATTAAATCTTGCTCACCTTTCATGTACGTATACGCTTCAACTAATGAGCCATATAAAAGGACTGTGTCAAAGTTGTCGCCCAGCCAAGTAGTTACGGCTGTAGTGATTGACTCAGGATAATAATAATAGTGCAGTTCAACACTATAAGATGCGTCAGGTGTTGGGCCAATAATAAATGTTAGTTCCGCTGCGTCACCAGACTGTGGACCAAATAGCGCGTAGTATTTAGGAGCGCCAAGGTCTGTAGGAATTGGGTATGCTTCACGAAGAAAGTTAACATCTTTGTTTAGCAAATATACATACGACCCCGTAGTTGGATCTATAGTTGCTATGGAATATGTAGCTAAAAAATCTGCGGGGCAATTTAAATATTTATTGTTATACGCCATAGCCCCCGTTACATTTTTACGTAACGATGGGAACTGTACCGTGTTGTAAATGCGTTGTTCAGCCTGCGTAATAAAACGATTTATTTGCGTTGTTGAAGACACAACCGTGCTGTCCGCCAAAGTGGTAGACGGAAAGTTGTTCTCCGTATAGGTCTGAATTGCAGCTACTAACTCGGAATAGGTCATCCCATTGGTCCTCTTGACATAACACCTTTAGTAGCACAGCCAGTACCACGCATCTTGATACCGCTAGTCTTAGTGGGTGGGTAATTACCTTTGCTGATACCGCCAATAGATGGATTCATCTCTGTCATGCGTTTAGCGCCAGTCTCAGTTGGGACTACAGCTTTAGTTTCTTTACCAGACATATCGTGTGGTACAGCGTACACACTAGCCGAGCCAACTTCTTTGCCCATTTTTTTCATACTAAATTTAGCCATTATTTACTCCTTGCCGAACCACGCTGGTTCACGACTTTAGCCATGCCCCGCCCGTACTGTTTCATCATGTCGTTGGTTTTGCCACCTTTAGCCAATTTAGTCATTGGCTTGCCCGGATGCAATTTTTTCTCATGCTTGTGCACAGCACCAGCAATCATTTTCTTGTCCTGCTTTAAGTCTTTCTTGTCCATTTTTAACTCCTAAGTTACGCTAACCGTTACTGTACCAAGTTGTACAACCAAATTCAAATTATTTGGTGTCAACGCCGCATCAAAACTGCTTGCCCCACCAACAGGGTTCCAGCCCCATTGAAAAATTCGACTACCACCACCGCTATACCCATCTACATCTAAACCAGAAACTTGGTAACTTCTGTCAGGTCGAGGGTCGCGCACACCTTGTGGGTCATCTACTGGGTACATACCCAACTGCAACTGCGGTTGGTCTGGATTCCAGCAAGTGGCACAAACTAACAAGTTATACGTCTTTGTTTTAACTACTTCTTTACGTAACGCAGTCAACTTAAAACGAAAACCACATCGGTCGCATTCAGCAATTGCATTTTTACCAGACGCAAACCGATTACCCATTACGTCCCCCCGATAAACATCTGCCTTGGAACAAGGCGTATTGCGGCGCGTTCTTGGTCTTCGTCAGCGGCAACCATCCATGCTTCGTCGTACTGGGATTTTAAAAGTTGTATGCGCTCTAAACCACCGGGCACTTTTAGAGCAACGTGATACGCCAAACCTGCCGCCATACATGGCACAAAGCGGAATGGCACATCCATAACATTCACACCGCCGCCAGCATCTTGTGTGCGGCGCATGCGCCAGTACACGAACTGATAAGTCTGTGACCCATCAGGGGTAGGCCACACGGTAATGGAAGGTAAATTCTGTACATACACGGCTGTACCTGTGAGGTGGGTTGCCGCTGTTGTGTTATTTTGACCCCTATAACAGTTGCCAAGGGTACTGCCATCGATGTAGCCGTACCAAATCGTCTCAGAATCAACTTTGATGAACCCAGTAGCAGGTAGTCCAACCGTTGTGTTTAAAGTGATTGTGGTGGCTGTTGTAGAGGTTATTGCGCCATTGAGCGTAGAACTGGTGGGTGAGGTCTGAGCATCAAGTCTTTGAACCCACACTTGGATAGGACGCGCCTGTTGCAATTTGTTGGGCAGTGTGGCGTAGGTAGAAACGCTAATACGTGTAATGGTTAGGTCAGCCTGAGTAGCCGTCACATTTGCCTGTGTACGAATCACATGGTCTAACAAATCCACTGTATCGAGTGGTAGCGCGTATGTGGGTAAACCCTCAGTCAAGGTAATCGTACCTTGCTCAAACGTCCACATGTTGATGCCGCGATTTGCCCACTCAGCAAACATCAAGTTCAACGAACGCCGTGCTGTACGCAGGTCGTAGCCAGTACGTAACTCTGAACCCGCGCGCTCAAACGCCTCTTCGACTAACTCGGAGAGGTCAAGGTTGAACGATGTGCTTCCAGAGGTGTACGCCATTATCTAAAGCCTGCTGTTTTCTTTGCTATGCCTTTGGGTTGCGACACAAACTGTTTACCTTTGGCCTTACCCGCACGCTTCGCACGGGTAGTTGCCGCATACTCTGCTGGGCTTAAAGACTTAATCGCGGCTTCTGGCAAATAACGTTCTCCCGTTTTGGAAGAAGGTTTCCCCGACTTAGTGCGCCATTTCTGGTCGCCCCAGTTTTTAAGGGATTGCTGTGGCGCTTTCAATCTCTATAGCCCCCACCTGCCGCCTTGTACTTCTTGGCTACAAGTTGGGCCTTACGTGCTGACCATTGTCCTGCACCTGTGCCCTGAGTTGCTGCCGCCTTTACCTGAGACACAATCTTCTTGCGAAGACTAGGCTTTGTGTAATTACCAGCGGCGTTGACCTTAGACTTCACTTTTCCACCCTCTGCGTACTGCGTAAAGTCGGTGTCATCCCTTCGGGCAGTCTTCTTGCCTTTGGGCATTTTGGAAGGGTTTATGGCTCCCATGCCGCGACTGGCTCTCATAGCTTTAGCAGGTTTTGCCGCCCATTTTCATGGTAACCATCTTGCCTTTGGTTTTACCCTTGGCCTCAATGCCACCACCTTTAGCCGCAAAAATAGGCACTTTTTTGCCGTCTTTCATTTTCATAGGCATGCCGCCCTTTTTCATACCCATCATGCCAGCCATAGGAGTAGCTTTTTTCATGCCATCCTTAGCAGTGCTCATGCCGGGTTTCATTGTTGCTTTACCCATCTTAGTAGTAGCCATAGTTCCACCTTGTTTAAAAAGTGCCATCGAACCGTGATTGGTCTTTGGCTGGTTAACACTCTGTACATCAGCGCGGGTGTTGTCACCCTTACCAAACTTCTTGCCCTTATCCGCTTCGGCAAAGTCTTTGCCAACGGACTGTGGGACTCCTGCTTTCTTGGCAAACGATGCGTTATTAGCCACCGCCGCCATGAAATTGTGCTGTTTCTTACTCGTGCTTGGCATACTTAGCCACCAAGTTTTTAACGGTTTCGGTTTCCCAGATGCGGATACCCATCCACACAATACCTAAAAGGCTACCAACCAGCGTGGCTATTGGAGTCATCCAGCCCATAACACCAGATAACGTGACTGTTAGAGCCGCGCCGTCTGCAAGAGTTTTAACTTCTTGTCCGTTCATATCATCCTGCCTTTGGTCTTGCCTTTAACGCAACAACCGTCTGCACGGCTAGAAGCGGAAGAAACTTTGCCACCTTTTTTCATACCCAATTCTTTAGCGGTAGGACCACCTTTTTTACCACGACCTGCGCCGCCACCTTCATCATTACCAGACGAACTAGGGTCTTCTAAATAACGCATTGCCTTGCGGTCTGGTTTGTGGGTTTCAATAAGTTGGGCTTTGCCTCGCATTAATTTTTGGACATCAAATTTGTCGCCAGATTGGTCTGCTTTTGTTGGGTCAGCGTCATCTGCAATGGTGTAGCCGTAACTGTATTTTGGTTGTCTTGACATGATATTTCCTTTAACATTTCCAAGCCCGCAGGCTTTTGTTAATTCTAGAGTTCGGGTCGTTCGCTGTTTTTGCGGATGTCAATTTCTTTTTCATCCCACTCATACGGGCGCAGAAAGAGTCGCGCCTTGAGCCGCCTTCTGGTTGCGGCGGTTTCAAGTTCATCCCTTGCTTTTTCGCGGAGGCTCGCCCCTTGGCATTCAAGCCACCCTTCTCCGATTTGCCTTCTTTGCGTTGCCATGCGGGGGATTTAGCCATAATAAATCTGCGCTGAATCAATGTTGGTCATCAGCGCGTAGATGCCATTAACGGCAAGCACGCCCTCGCCCGGAATAAACGGCGCATTACTGAAAGTATCAGTGCTGTCAATTTCGTATGTCAGCAACCAACGCCCGCCACCACTTACATATGAAGCCGCAGTAGAGGTGATGGTTCCGCTATTGATGTCTGTAAGCGTAAATGTGCTTGACGAAGCAACAGTAATAACATAGTTGCCGTCTGTTGCTGACTGACTTGTATTGCTGTCAAAGTGGATGCCAACAACATCGCCTGTAGACAGACCGTGAGCCGTTTTTGTTACCGTTACTGTTGTGCCGGAACGAGCGTATGTAACGCTGGATGTTACCGGAGCAGTGGTGGTGTCAAACAACACTAACGTAGCGTCACTGCCGCTACCAAAAAACGAAACGCCTTTGACGCGATTTCTACCAAGAACAAAAAAACCGCTTTGGTTTAGATGTCCCTGTTTTACGTCTGTTTGCATCGTCATAATCAATCTCCTTTAAAAACGGGGCCGAAGCCCCTTGAGTTGATTAAGAGTCTGCAAACGGTGTAGCGACAGTGCCGGAACCAATAACATTTCCAGTCACCATGTACTTGTCAGCAGCAATCGCCACAATTTGAATCCATGTGCCAGCAACACCGCCGGTAGTTGTACCGTTCAAGTTGATGAAATCATTGGAAGAACCGTTAGCAGAGAAGGCAACCACAGCGCCAGACGTGTCTGAGTCAATAGACATTACAGCGCCAACGTACAAATCGCTGGAACCAGAAGTTGTACCGATCTTTAAAGAGCTTGTAGAGATAGTAGTAGGAACCCAGATGGTGTAGACAACGCCTTCGTTGTTCGGCGTATTGGGGTCTTGGCCGGGGCCAGATGTTGTTGGGTTGGTCGAAACATTGATCGCGGGAAGCGTCAATGTCAGTGCAGCGGCCAAAGAGCCACCGACAGAAATGATGCGGCCACCGTGGGCTTCGGGGCTTAATGTGGTGCTGGCTGTGATCTCAACAACAGCGGCTGGGCCTTGTTGATAAATACCGCCCAATGAGCGAACTGGGCCTTGAAACGTAGTGCGTGCCATGATTTGGTCCTTACATGCAAGTTAGGCGTATCAGTCTGCATGTCGTCAGCCGGGAC